AAATTCACAAACGCCAACACTTACGCCGAAACTGTAGCCGGAAACGCAAGGGCAGATGCAGAGGCGGCGTCAAACGCTTATGCAGCTGCACAGGCTGAAGCCGCCATGAATACGGCAGAAGGCGCCGCCAAAGATTACACAGATACACAAATAGCAGCGGCGAACGATTACGCCGAACAGCAAGCGGCGGCGGCGATGAACGAAGCCAACAACACTATTTTGTCATACGTCCGTGCAAGATTTACGGAACTTGACTATGAATTCCGGGACGTGGCAATCACAAACGCATGGCAGGGGATTTATTACGTTGATGTTGCAAGACCTGCCGCATTAGCTAATAAACATATTGTTTCCACAATGATTGTGCAGACTTACGGCGGCGCTCCCATGGGAGTCTATCCGACCGCACCCGGGGATACAAGTGGGATTCGGTTTATAAGCCCGGTCTCCAAAACTATGCACGTGACGGTACGATTTTTAATCCTGACGAAAGACGAGGACGAAACAACATGAATACAATAATAGCGTCAGTCATATCTGCATCTGTTGCATTGATTGTATGTCTAATAACTACACACGCACAAAACGAAAAAAGCCGGGCGTTAATCGAATACCGACTTGAAGAACTGACGAAAGAGGTTCAGAAACACAACAGCCTGATTGATAGGACTTACAAGTTGGAACAGGATGCAGCACTGCACACAGAACAAATTAAGTCTGTACAACACAGGGTTGACGAACTTGAAAAAGCGGGGTGATTTTATGAAATTTCCAAACAAAGTATATGATGCCTTAAAATGGATTGCTTTAATCCTTCTCCCGGCTGTTGCTGTTTTATACGGTGCGCTTGCTCCCGTCTGGGGGTGGGCGTATCCTGACGAAATCGTTTATACCATCACGGCAATTGATACATTTTTAGGTGCGATTTTGGGAATTTCCAATATGAATTACAAAAAGGGTGAAACGGAATGAAATACGGTTGCGACATTTCCGAGCATCAAACCATAAAGGACTATAAACCTTTTAAAAGCCTTGATTTTGCGATTATCCGTGAAGGATACCGCCAGAGCATCGACAAGAAATTTATTTCCCATGTAAAAGGTATGAATTCGGTTGACGTGCCTATCCATAGCGTTTATCATTTCATCTACGCTTTAACTGTTAGAGATGCAATAAAAGAGGCCCGGTCTTGTGCTATCAATATCAAAAAGGCAGGACTGCCGGATGATATTATGGTATGGGCCGATTTGGAATATGATTCCATCGACAAGGCGAAAGCCAAAGGGATAGAGATCGGAAACAAGGAAATAAATTCCTTCACGGTTGCTTTTTGTGAAGAGCTGAAATCACTAGGTCATCCGGTCGGAATATATACCAATATTGATTTTTATAAAAACCACTACACGCAGGACACACTTTCAAAGTATCCTTTATGGCTTGCAGATTACACCGGATCAGCTGATTATCCTTGCATGATGCAGCAGACCACGTCAAGTGGCATGATAGACGGCTATGCCGGCACCCTTGATATGGATACGCTGTTTGATGATGCAGAACCCAGCGTCCACAAAAGCCGGGAAGCAATCGTCAGAAAAGCAGAGTCTATGATTGGATGGTCGGAAGAGGACGGAAGACACAGACTCATCATTGATGCTTACAATTCATTTCTTCCGCATCCCAGGGGGTACCGGGTGACATATTATGACGCTTGGTGTGCTACGTTTATTTCGGCGCTTGCTATCATGTTAGGATATACTGATATTATCCCGATTGAATGCGGTTGTCCAAATATGATAGACTTAGCCCGTAAAATGGGAATCTGGGTGGAGGACGAAAGCCGAACCCCGGAACCTGGCGATATTATTTTTTATGACTGGCAAGACTCCGGGATTGGTGATAATCTGGGACTTGCTGACCATGTGGGACTCGTGGAGTCTGTAAGCGGTTGGAAAATTACAGTCATTGAGGGCAATTATCATAACGCTGTTAGTAGGCGTGTTATTTCCATCAATGGAAAGTATATCCGAGGGTATATTGTCCCAAAATACGATGACGCACCGCAGGAGCATCCGAAAGTTGACACCGTTCCGACTGTTTCCGGGCCTACCGTGACGATCCGCAAAGGCAGCACGGGAACCGCTGTGAAAGCGTTACAAACTGCGCTTTGTATGCTTGGGTATATTTTGGACGTTGACAGCGAATACGGCCCATTGACGGCTAAACAGGTGATGCTTTTCCAGTCTGACAACGGATTGGAAGTTGATGGCATCACAGGCCCGAAAACATGGGCAGCAGTATATTCCAAACTTTTCGACTATGTGCGAGGAGTAAACCGTGTTCCACAGTATGTAGGCAGGGTCAGCGCAACAGAATTAAATGTCCGCTGTTTCCCGTCAGCCTTATTCGACCGCATTACCGCATGGCCTGTTTTAGGCGATGGAAATTTAATAGACGTGTGTGCTACAATAGAGATGCCGGATGAGTCTGTCTGGCACTATGTCAGGATAGCCGGGTATATTTATGGGTTTGTATCTGCGCAGTATATCCGCAAGAAGTAATACTTTTTAGGCATGAAAAAAGACCCACCGTTATAAGTGGGTCTCTTTTCGTGCTTACACATGAGGAAATACTGTAGCAATAAGGGTCATTCATGGGATATGATAATTTTATCACTTCTGGGCGATTTCGTCAACACACTAGCAAGGTCTAATGGTCACAAGATGGTCACAAATATACCTCAAAAACCCTTATTTTATGGGGGTTTACAAGTTTTAAACTTAACAAAGCATTAAAAAATAATGCCCTGTTTACGGTAGCTTATCACTACAAAGCCGTAAAACAGGGCGTTTTTCGTGAGGTTACGAAAGAGACTGTTATAGTCTAATGGTAACAGATGGTCACAGTTTTATTTTCTCGATTTCCAACCTTAAATCATCAAGCGTTCTGTGTCCGTATATGCCGTTTGTAATATCATTTCCGAAAGAGTGACCCAACATCCTCTTGCGGTCTGATTCCTTCACGCCGTACTTTTCACACAATGCTGAGAACGTGTGCCGGGTATCGTGTGGCGTGTGGTTCATGTTGTGAGCTTGACAAAATTCCTTTATATCCTGCCGGGCCTTTGTTATGTTTGGAATGATGGAGCCTGACTCCGCAACGATCTCGCGTACCAGCGGCATGATTTCGGAGTGTATTGGAACTATCCTGTCTTTACTTGTTGCGGTCTTCACGCCGCCTTGAAAATACCCGGCGGTGAGGTCTATTTTAAGCGTTTTATAAGCCGAAATGCGGAACCCGGATAAAATCATCACCAACAACAAACGTGCGGTTTTTGACGTGTTTTTCAGCGTCTGAAGGACATGTATTTCTTCCATGGTAAATGGTTCACCGTGTTCGTCTGCTTTGCGTTCTGGGATAATGATTCGTTTTGACAAGTCTTTCTCGATATAATCTCTACTAATTCCGTAGGAATAAATTTGAGATATTACATTTTTCATTTGCTCTATCGTTGCGGAAGATTGCTTACAATTATCAAAGCACCTCTGAAGGTCCGGAAGGGTTACGGACTGGATCGGGACGGACTCCAATGTCTGAAAGTGCTTAAAGGCTGTTTTAAATGACGCTTTTGTCTGCGCTGAAAGTTTCCGAGGTGCGTTCTCTCCGAACTTCCGTGAATACAATTCCTCGTATACGTTTTTTAGGGTGGGTGAATTATTGACCACGACAAAGCTTTTCTGTTGGGAGTAGTCAGATAAAATCCGCTTGATGACATCATCATATTGTGAAGCATCTGCGGTCTGCTTTTGGGCAAAGTCGAATTCGTCCCCGGGTTTATACGTCCCGGCCCTGTATGCATTGAGGACGGCAAAACCGACATACCACGAATCCACATAACAGATTGGTTTGGAGTGTATATAATTTCCTTTTTCGTCTTGTTCTGCTGCCGGGGGATGGACTGCATAAGGATGCCGGCGGCCTTTGCCCAGATTCCGTATACTTCCGAATCCATTCGGCAAACGAGGATATTTTTTCTTCATGTTTTCACTTCCTTTTCTGGAAGGCACAAGCTATAATTAAATTAGCTGTTGAACCTCTCCCGACTTATGCACAGAGTTGGTGACGTGTCACGGCTGCGCATTCGGGGACGCCTCTTTTCTGCGGAGTTTGGGGGCGTCCTTTTTATGTGCTTCTGTTTCGATGGTCTGCACATCCGTCTTTTCAAAATCATTGTTATGGATATGCTTACAGGCGTGTTTAAATGATTCCTGTTGACGCTCGAACGAGTATCGGGCGTTTAAAAATATACTGTACGTTCCGTCGGGGTTGGAAACTACCATTTCAGGGACGGATGATTTCAAGTCGATAATGTAAGTATAAATATTGTCATCCATTTTCTTTTTGTTTTAATGCTGCCAGTACGTTGTAGGCGGTTTTAATGTCTTCGGGTGCTGATTTACGAGCAAGGTCAAGCAATGCCCTTATTTCTTTATTTTCAAATATCTCTTGTGCTATTTGGGCGGTTTCATCGTTTATATAATAACCGTCGAGCTGTCGGGATTTCTTTACATCTGATAAAAAATACGATATTGGAACGTTGAAATAATCAGCGATCTTTTGCAACTTTTCTTTCTTCGGTTCACTTCTTCCATTCTTCCAATCAGTAAAGGTTGATTTTGGTATTCCTGTTTCTTTTGCGACTGTTGCATCCTTTACGCCTTTAGAATCCCTGATTTCGCAATATTTATTATACATAGTACAGTATTCCTTTCATGTCAAAAAAAGTTCGGAATTCCTTCTTTTTATGCTTGACAGGTTCTGATATCCGTACTATAATAAGGGAGTAGGGTTCGGAAATCTGAACAGCACAAGCATGTGTTTATAATTAGTCTGGTAAATTAATTATAGCGGATTTCCGAACTAAATACAAGAAAAAGTTCGGAAAGGGGGTTAAAATTTGGTATCTTACGAAAAGTATGAAGAACTGCGTGATAAACACGGCGTAACTGATTACCGTGTATCAGAGGATACAGGAATCACCCGGTCAACGTTCGTTGATTGGAAAAGCAAAAGAAGCGCACCAAAAGCCGACAAGCTTTTAAAAATCGCTAGTTTTTTCGATGTTCCGATGGAATATTTCATCGTGGAAGACCCGGAGCAGAAAGCGTGAAAGGGGAAACAATGAAGTTAAAAGAATGGCTTTATGCTGTATTTATTGCAATTATGATTAACGGTTATTGCAAGTTTGATTTGACAATTCCACAGAGATTATTGTTTTTGTGGTTTCTTTGGGTTATCAGCCTGTGCGTGATTTACAAGGCCGAAGACCTTATTGATTGGATAAGATGTCATGAATAACAGACCGCCTTACGCAAGTTTTGATTCGCCGGCAAAGTTTACGGCAATACAAAGCATAATTGCAAAACGGCTGACGGAACATCCGAAAGCAGTTTGTGGGTATTCCGGTGGTTCGGACAGTGACATCATGTTACACCTGATAGAAACAACCAGACAGCTTTTTAATCTTCCGTCTGTTGAATATGAATTTTTCAATACAGGGTTAGAAATGAAAGCAATAAAAGACCATGTGAAAGACATGGAAAAGAAATACGGCGTAACAATAAAAGAAATAAGACCACGAAAAAGTATTGTTACGGCCTGTAAGCAGTACGGAATCCCATTTATTTCCAAAACAATCTCACAAGGGCTTGATGCATGGCAACGTAAAAATGTACCGCTTTCAATAATTGATGAATTTGAAACGGCAGAAGATAAGCAGAAAAAACTTGCGGAACTTGTGGAGCGTTATCCAAAAAGCAAAAAGGCAATTGTTTTTCTTTGCTCATGTGACAAAGATGGAAATCCGATAAATTCACAGACGGTTATATCATCATCAAAATATCTTAGCGATTTCATAGGGGCGTTTCCACCTGATTTTAAAATATCAAGACTGTGTTGCGATATTTGCAAGAAACAACCTGCTCATGATAATCAAAAAGATTTCGAGATGGTCATAACAGGGGAAAGGAGAGCAGAAGGGGGGGAAAGATCCGCACAGGATTTAGGATGCTTTAGTGAAAAAGACGGGAAATTCCGTTTACGTCCTTTGTACTACGTCAGCGACAAAGATAAACAATGGTACAAAGAAACGTACAACATTAAGTATTCAGATGCTTATGAGGTGTATGGACTAAAGCGCACGGGTTGTTGTGGTTGCTCAATATCTTGCAGGGCGGTTGAAGATTTGGAGCTAATTGGAAAATACGAGCCAAACCTTAAAAAAGCCGCTTGGTCAGTATTCGGCAAATCCTACGAATATCGTAGGAAATACAACGAATATAAAGCAATGAGAAGAGAGGAAGAAAAGAACATCAAAGGACAAATGAGCATTTTTGATATTTTGGAAGGTGAGCAAAGTGAATGAACGCATAACGGTAGAAGATGTGATTTTATTAGGCAAATTCTTGAAGGACATTCCACCTGATAAAAAAATCAGGATTGGAACGAAAGACGGTTCCGGTTTTATATACGCCGGGACAAAGGAAAATTTTTGCTACAAAGAGTTATGGAAGGATATGCAAGCGGTCTATGCAGAAAAGATTTATCAGGGAATGGTCACGTTCACGAAAACCCATGAAAAGACCGGGACATTTGAAAGAATCCTCGATGATTATTACAAAATGAAATGGTTACCGGAACGAAAAGTGATAGACCATTACCCAGGGCAGTTTGAACCAGATGCGGAAGTGATTATCATTGAAGGTTCCGAAAAACTGTTTGATTATCTGCCGGATAAACGCCTGTATTTCAAGGATTTTGAAGGAAACGCCGTTAATAATCTATATATCGGGATTTACAAGGGCGTTTATGAAAAATTGATTTCCGCATACATGACACTTAAATCTTCCAAAAGCTACGAGCTGAAAGCAAAGGCAAGAGCAAACGTAAGGCACCTTGCAAACTGGATCCGGTCAGACCCTTATGGAATGTTGACGAATCCAGAAGGTCATGTGAAAGCCTGCAAGATTGCAGCCGAACAAAGGTTAGAGGAAAAAGAAAATGAAAATAACGGTAGCGGAAGCAGCGAAAATGCTGAAGGTATCTGAACCGCAGGTCCGGTACTGGATTAAAAAAGGGATGCTCCCGGGGTTGTACTTAAAGAGGGACGGCTGCCGGGTTGGTAGATACCTGATTTATAAAGAACAGATTGAGAGGTTTATCAATGGCAAGTAGAGAACATTCTCCAAAAGAGTGTAATGATAAAAGACCGTGTTTTGCAAGGAACGAAGAAGGAAAATGTAAAATCCTTAAATCCTCATACAATGACAGGCCATGCCCGTTTTGCAAGCCGGAAAAAGATGTTACAGACGGGGTTAAATATCCATATAACCCCGAAAGATGCAAACCTTAAAAGGCCCCGGAAGAGACCCGGAGACAGTAACAAAACAGCCTGCGAAAGCTGATTATAAGGGGTTGCACACTCCCCAAAAATCAGTATAACACAGGCTCCAATAAAAAGAAAGGAGTTTTATCATGGAAGACGTAAGCAAATACACAAATATAATGACAATATCAAAAACCGAGTATGAACATCTTGTCCGGCAGTCCGAACGCATCCGGATATTGGAACGGATGCTTGCAGACTCCAAAGAAAGATACATAGACGATGATTTTGTCAGGCAGGTTCTTAACCAGCCGCTTAGAGACAAGGATTGAAAAGGGGTGATTTGAAATGGCGAACACTATTGGATTGATGGGAGAATCCGGTTCCGGCAAAACAACAAGCCTCGAAGGACTCGACCCGAAGACCACATTTATTATAAATGCGGACAAGAAAAGGCTCCCATTTCGTAAAGAAATCAGGGAGAAATACACCAAAGAAAACTGCAATTATTTTGTCACAGATGACCAGAATATGGTGCTTTATTTGCTCAAAAAAATCAATGAACAAGACAATATGAAGCACATAAAAGTGGTCGTAATTGATACGATAAACGGCATTATGGTAGCCGATGAAGCCCGGAGAAGAAAGGAAAAAAACTATGATAAATGGGCAGATTTGGCGTGGAGCATCTACGGAATTATTGATTATTGTCTCGAAATGAGGGATGATTTGACAGTGGTTTTAATCGCTCATGTACAGCTTGACCGGGACGATGATGGTTACAAATTTGCTCATATCAAGACCTCTGGAAAGAAGCTTGACAAGATTGGAATTGAGACAAAATTGACATCTGTTTTATACTCTAAAGCGATTCCAGACGGCGAAAACACACGGTATATTTTTGAAACAAGGGCGATGAATTCAACGGCAAAAACGCCACGTGGAGTGTTTGAAAATCTGGAAATTCCAAACGATATTGCAGCAGTAATTAAGAAGTTGGAAGAATATTAAATCATAGAAAGGAATGAAAAAATGTTACCAACCTACAACAAAGAAGCAAGAAGAAAAAGTTTTGAATTATTGCCAAAGGGGGCATATGTTATCAAAATCAAGAGCGCAAAAGAAGATAGCTGGCCTTCCGGAGACAAGGTAATCCGCATTGCTTTTGACATTGCAGAGGGCAAGTACAAGGATTTTTATCAGAAAGCATTCGATTCCAACAAGAACGAGGATAAGAAGTGGCCCTATGACGCTGTTTATAGTCTTTCGGTTCCGTCTGACGGTTGCAAGGATTATGTCTGGACGAATTGGAATACCTTCTTTGCCGACCTTGAAGACAGCAACAACGGATTCGTTTTTGACGGCGATGTTAAGAAGCTGAACGGTAAATTGATAGGTGGGAAATTCAGAAATGTTCAGAGCGAACACAATGGAAATGTATATGACCATACCCGCCTTGAATGGACTTGTGTGGCTGAAGATGTGCGGTCAGGAAACCCCGGAAGAATGCCGAACGACAAGCTTATTTCTTCCAACAAATCAGAGTCGGATGCAATCAAAACAGACCCGGACGGCTTTATGGAAATCCCCGACAATGTTGAGGAAACGATTCCATTTTGACGAATTTCGAAGTGCAGGAAATTCTTGATTCCTTCCAAATAATCGTAGACAACCGGGAACATAAAACCCCAAAAGCGTTCGAAAGATATAAGACTTTTGGGGTGCCGTACAAATTCGCAACATTGAGTTATGGTGATTACTGTGCGGATGCGATACTTCCAGATGGTCGGCACATTGTCGACACTTCCAAAACAATAAATCCTGTTTGTGTAGTTGAAAGGAAAATGAACCTCGATGAATTAGCGGGTTGCTTTGGAAATGGTCGTGAACGGTTTGAGCGTGAATTTCTCCGGGGGACTGCTGCCGGGGCAAGAATGTTTCTACTCGTTGAGGGGGCAACGTGGGAAGCTATCTACATGCACCGATACAAAAGCAGAATGAACGTGAATTCTTTTATATCATCCATTTCAGCATGGACGGTCAGATATAACATGATTCCAATATTCTGCAAGGCAGACACATCCGGGAAGGTAATCAGGGAGTTTTTATACAGAGACTTGAAAGAGAGGTTGCAGCGGGGTGAGTACGGATAAAGGCTATGTAAAACTATATAGGGACATCCGTGAGCATTGGCTGTGGGCGTACAAACCATTTGACGAAAGAAGTGCTTTTATAGATTTGATCATGTCAGCGAATCATACAAAGAATATGATTCTGTTTGATAACAAACCAATGTCGATTGAAAGGGGGCAGTTATTAACCAGCTTCCAGATATTAGCTGACAGATGGGGTTGGAGCCGTGGAAAAGTAAGGCGGTACATGGATTTACTCCAAAAAGAAAAAATGATTGACAAAGTCCGACACAGTAACGGAACACTTGTAACCATTGTAAATTATGGGGTTTATCAAGATTCGCAGCACACAAAACAGCACACCTACGACACACCCACGACACACCCGCGGCCAACGGTCGGACACAAACAAGGAATTATAGAAGACACTATAGAAGACATTAAGAAAAAAAAGAATGACGCTTCTTACGAAGCACCACCACCACCGGACAAGGTTGGAACCCCATGGAGCGAGGAGGGCTGGCATTGAAAAAAGGAATTTACGAATTCAAAGTTGAAGACGCTGAACGGTTCGCGCACGAACATGGAATAATGGTAAAGCGTCAGAATGGTGAATTGCATTTTCGGAAATGTCCATATTGCGGACACAGTACGGATGACAAAAACACTTTTGCCATCAATCTGGAAACAGGGCAGTTCAAATGTCTCCGGGCATCCTGCGGTGCGCATGGAAATATGCTGACGCTTTCAAGGGATTTCGATTTTTCACTGGGGCGTGATGTAGACGAATATTACAGCGGAAAAAAGAGATTCAAGCGGATTCATAGAAGCGGTTATCCAGTCCCGACACCTTCAGCCATTGCTTATCTAGAAGGGCGTGGAATCAGTCGCAAGGTCATTGAACGGTATCACATTACTACCCAGACAAAAAACGATAATGTTTTAGTGTTTCCATTTTATGACGAAAACAACATCTTGCAGTTTGCAAAGTATCGCAAGACGGATTTCGACAAGACAAAAGACAAGAGCAAAGAGTGGTGTGAGTCAGGGTGCAAACCGATTTTGTTCGGAATGGATAATTGCAACCCAGAAAACAAGACCTTGATTATGACGGAGGGTCAGATTGACAGCCTGTCTGTTACGGAAGCCGGTATAGAAAACGCCGTATCCGTCCCGACAGGTGCGAAGGGTTTTACATGGGTTCCGTATTGTTGGGACTTCCTCTGCAAGTTTGATACCTTGATTGTATTTGGGGATTACGAGAACGACAAAATTACATTGTTGGAAGAAATGCAGTCAAGATTTCACGGAACCGTGAAGCATATCCGGGAACAGGATTACAAAGGCTGTAAAGACGCAAACGACATTTTGCGGAAGTTTGGAGCGGATGCGATCCGGGAAGCGGTGAAAAATGCCGAACCAGTCAAGAATCCCCGAATCATCAAAGTAGTTGATGTTAAAAGGCTGAACGTTTCCGACATGGAAAGATTTAGCACTGGAATCGGGGAACTTGACCGGACGATTGGCGGTTTCTATCTTGGACAGCTTGCGATTATGACAGGCAAGCGAGGTTTAGGAAAATCCACCGTTACTTCACAGTTTGGAGTGTTCGCTATAAAGGCCGGATACAACGTTTTCTTTTATTCCGGTGAATTAATCGCCGGAATGTTTAAAGAGTGGTTTGAGCGGCAAATAGCGGGGAATAGGTGGATAAACAGCCGTTACGATGAATACCGCAAGAAACAGTATAGCATAAAAGCGGAAAATGTAAAAGACATTGAATCATGGTACGGTGAACACGCCTATTTTTATGATAACAGCGCAGTCCTCGACACGGAAACGACAGAAAATGAGACTTTGTTGGAAACCATGACAACGGCAGCAATGCAGTATAACTGCAAGGTGTTTTTTATTGATAATCTCATGACCGCCATGGATGACAACATATCAAGCGACATTTATAGGCAGCAGTCAAACTTTGTAAAAGAGCTTGCGAGGTTTGCAAAAGAGTTCCGGGCGTTTGTGGTTCTGGTAGCGCATCCAAAAAAGGATGAAGACAATTTCTCCCCTGATTCGGTTCTGGGCAGCTCCAATATAACAAACCTGTGTGACGTGATTTTAAGGTACACGACACCAAAGAAAGACGCCGGGACGGAAGCACCTCGTGTTTTACAGGTTTGGAAGAATCGACTTGACGGAAAACTGAATCAAGATGGCATTCCGCTTTATTATCAGGATTCTTCAAAGCGAGTTTCCGAAAGTGCAGAAACGTTCGATTTTGAATTAGGGTGGGAACATCCCGGAGAATCCAAAGAAAAACTGGATGATGATTTCGAAATCAATCTTGATATTAATTTTGAGGACTTGTGATCATGAAGGCAAGCAAAGAAGAATTGAAAAAGGAAGTTGAAATGTTCAAGGATTTGTTAGCGTTCCGGTGCAAATACTATCACCCGGAAGATACTGACGAATTCTGGAGTACGGTGCTTGATGAATCCGAAGCACTACACGAGAAATATAACAACATGTTTTTAAGTCAGGCAATCTTATGTTGCATCCATGACATAGACGAGCGGTCACCAACTGTTATAAATGGCGGTCACAGCAAAAGAAAGTTGTTGGAAATGACAATGGATAGACTGTTGAAAGTAGGTGTCGTGGAATGATTGAAAAATATCACCTGATGAACGAGCGGATTCTTAAGCGCAACATAAAGAAGTTTAAAGCCGAAGACCCGGAAACAGCACGGATTCGCCGGGACACATATTGCAAAGTATGCGTGTACAAGGTAGGCCAGGTGAACGGCAACGCAGAGCATTATACCTGCGGATGTGATTACATTGGCAAGACTGGTAAGATAAGACCTTGCGCACCGTCTGAATGTGTAGAACAGGGAATCTTCAAAGAAAGAAGGGGAGAGAAAGATGGGAAAGAAATATGTGGCGGTTGATAAAGAAAAACTTGATAATGCACTCGTTAAAATTCTCGAATACGCAACAGGAGAAAAGAAGTCTCTGAAACTTTCAAAGAGTGAAGCAAAAATCATTTCTGCTGCAGTGATTTATGCCATTAAAATGTGTAGCCAGAACGACATTGACGAAGACGCGAAAATTCTGGGGGTAGTTAAATGACACTGCTGGAACGTATTAAAACGGCTGACGCATCCGAACTTGCAAGTTTCCTGTGCAAGATGTATGTGCGCTCTGGGACTTGTGACGGTTGCCCGGCTGAAGGGTTATGCAGTTATGGGCATAACGGAATGCTTAACTGGCTGAAGAAAACGGAATGTCGGGAAGATGTGGAGATTTCGTATCTTGTGGAGTGAGGTGGAGACATGAGCGAGGTAACACCGGAAGAACAGCGCAAAAGAATTAAAAACATCAATAAGTTATTGAACCGTATCATATCCGACAAAGAGCCGGAATTGACGGAAGAGGAAGTCAATTTAATAATCAAGGCGTTACAGCTTTACAGAGCCGTAATCAAGATGGATATGGCGAAAAAATAAAAAACAGACTGCGAGGGCTGACAACATTGGAAGAACACAGAAAGAAAATCAAATGCGAGATATGGAACGATTCCATGCAGAATTGGAAATCAAAACCAATTCAGAAAGCACAACTTATTATTGCAGATGTTCCGTATAACGTAGGAACGCAATTTTACGGAAGTAATCCGGTTTGGTATAACGGGGGTGATAATAAAAACGGAGAGAGCAAGCTTGCAGGAAAGGCGGCTTTTGCATCTGATTTTAATTTTAACCTTTATGAATACTTTCACTTTTGCTCACAGCTTATGCGGAAGGAACCGACAAAAAGCATTGCAAGGGGTAGAAGCTCGGATGCGCCGTGCATGATTGTCTTTTGTAGTTTTCAACAGCAAGGAACGTTAATCAATGCGGCGGCTAAACATGGCTTTGTTCATTACATCCCTTTGACATTCATAAAAAAATCAAGTCCGCAAGCCT